TCGCAAAAGGTGTTGAGCAGGTCGAGCACCAGGACGGGTGCCCGCCCAAGCGGGGTGCGCCGGATGAGGTTCGCAACCTCATCGCACATGAAGGCGCGCTGGATGCGGATGCGGTCGGCCAGCTCGGCGCGGCCGTGTGCGGCGCGGGCGATGATGGTGGCGTTGAACTGGCGCCCGCAGTCCAGGACAGTCAACGATCCGTCACCCGCGGGATTGGATGAGATGAGCCGGATGAGCGAGTTGAGGATGAGAGGCGCCATCGCGTGCGGTCCGATCAGCAGCGTCCAGCGGCTGGGACGGAAAGGGGTGAGGCTGAGATCGTTTTTTTCAAGGTCGAGGGTCATGTTTCAGGCCTCATGGGTTGGATCAGAAGTGATCATCGCTGTCGAGATCCCAGGCGGCAGCGATATAGCCTTTATCCCTGCCGCTGAGGAAGCCTCGGAAGTCATGGAGGTATTTCTGTGCCAAAGACTGCAGGTCTTTTACAGTACTGCCCTCAATCACATTCGCCTCGGAACGGTTCACGCCGCGGGAGAGGAGAGCATAACCTGCCGCCCCCAACGCAAATATCTCATCGTCTGTGTCGGGGATGGTTGTACCTGCGGCACTATCCAGTCCGTCGATGAAGTGCGGACCCGAATAATAAATAACGATGGTGCGACCTATGGGAATTGTTCGACCTGGGGTTTCGATCACCCACTGTTCATCGGAATAATTGGCGAAGAATGGGATCTCGTTTAATTTGGTCAGATCATCCTGGCTGTCCCCGGACGGGATGAGCTCGACCCGCATCACCTGCATGGCAACGAAGTCAGCCGGCAGGACGATCCGATCTTCACCGTCACAATCGAAGCTGTACGTCCGCTCGATTGGGAAAGCATTGGAATAATCCCTGAGAGCGTCACGAATCGCCTGGTCGACCTGATTGTTGGAGAACTTGGTATTGCTCGCATCATCCAGGATGGCGAGGACTTTTGTTCGGTGGGCGGCAATTGCTGTCATGAGATTCTTCGCTCCGCTCAGAATGACATGGAAGCCCTGGGGGGTGTCCCAAGATCGATCTTGGGACACCCCGGTTCAAGGAGGAGAGAAACTAAGGGCGAGTCAGTGAATAAGCCCCTACTACTTAATCGCCGAAGCGGTGATTAAGCGCAAGGCGATATTGACGCCGGCAACAATCACGCCGACGATCTCGAGCCACAAGGAATCAGGCTGCCAGCTGGCGAAGCCGAAGGCGGCAGCCACTGAGACGAGCAAGAACAAACCATTGAACCAAAAGGTCTTGCTCTCATAGAACGGTTTTGCTTTCATGATGTCCTTTCTTTTTTTTATGCGCCAGCGTTGCCAGTGTGACAGCCGGCGCTTACAAACGATCATTAATCCCGCCAATAGTAATTGGCAAACATGCCAGAGAACCAAAATTGAGATGTGACCTGTGGATGGAATTGCAGGTAGATCACAACGTACTGATCGTTATCTATCCATGGGGGACTCGTGAGTGTAGCAGTCAGCCTGTGTTTCTTAACGGCTGAACGTTCGGCATCCGTATCATGTCCAGCATCATAAGTAAAAGCCTCAGTTGCAACCGTGGCCGGTGACCCATCCGCTCCCCGGGTAATACGATAAACAACAATAGCCAGGTCCGTGAGAGCCAGAACAGTAACCTCATAGTCAATCTCAACCGATATCAAGCGCGAACCTGAGAGCTGTGTCGGTGAGGATAGAACGGGAATGGGGGTAGAAAAATATTTCAGGAACGTGTTCGAAGCGACAATCCTTCGAACAATAGTCCCTGGCACAGTACCCGCCCGAGCTACATATATCCCTGATAAATAACAAGTCAGAGTACAGGGTACATAGAGGCAGTAATGGTTATTCTGGATTGGGCTCATAGTAAGAGACGGGGATGGCGCCAAGGCGCCACCCCCGCTCCCTGCAGGCGTTAGTCCCTCGCTACGAAGTTAGCGAAGGCACCCAGGATATCAAGGGTGGTTGTGGCAGCTTTGTTGAAGGTGAGCTCTACAAGAACGTATTCGTCATTGTCGAGGAAGAACGGCGTGCTGATGGTCAGCGTCATTTTGTGCTGATCAACATCAATCCGCTCACCTGCGGTATCGTGACCGGTATCGTAGGTGAAGGTCTGAGCGGCCACAACCGCAACCGCACCATCCGCTCCCCGACTTACCTTGTTCACAACCGCCGCCATGGAATCGCAGGCGGCTACAAGGATTTCAAAGTCGATCTCGATACTTGTCAGCTTCGAACCCTGCAAAGCGACCGAGTTTGACGGAATGGTGATCGGGATATTGACAACGGTGGTCTCATCCGTCGCGGCGCAGTGCTTGCAGATCGTGCCTGCGACCTGTCCCGCCGCATCCGTCCACGTGCCGGTCACGTAGTGACAGGCGCCAGGCGGGATGAATTGCGTCATGTGGGTATTGTGTCTCATCAGACATTCTCCTTATACAGACCGCGATAATCCTGAACCAAGATCGCATTGAAGATGCGGACCTTGATGCGGTGTTCATCGTTCATGAACACGGCGGGATCTGTTTCTCTGCCGGCTACGAATATCTCCGGGGTGATGCCAAAGCGCTCACCCACTATGATGCACGGCAGAACAGCAGGATCAGCCACAGCCGCCCAATCGTTGGCGTCCGTAAACTCAGGAACAACCACCGGCACGCCCGAGCCTTTGAGCAGGTTCTGAGCGTGCTTGTTGTCGGTAACGTCCCACTCGTTGATGAAGATATCCCTTGCGGTTTTTTCCAAATCAACCGGGATCAAACAGAACTTGGGACCAATCCCCATTCGAGGACCGGTGCCGTAATATCCGGCAGCTTGCTTGATCAAGCGAGCTTGCTTGAACATGGCAGCTCTTACCACCTGCCACTCTGCAGCTGCTAGTGCGGTCGTGCCCAGGTTGGCATGACCTCCCGCCGTGGTTACTGCGGTCGCATTGAACAACGCACCGGTATCTCCCATCGTGGGACCAATGCCCGATGATTGAGTGAAGATATAGGAAACGTAGTAACTGATGGTTCGCATGGCGCCAGCTGCCAACTCTTCGGGCATGATCCGCAGCTTGCGGGTCTCATCGCGATCGATCGCTTCCAGGGTGATCGGCAGGTATCCGCCGTACTTGGTAAAGCTAGCGGTCTCGGAGATATCACCAATCGGAAGCTCGGTGTACTCTCCCTGCTCTTCCACTTCGGGCAACGTCCCGACCGTGCCGACGACAATTCCTTTAAGGTCATTAAGGGAATTGAAGTGCTCGATGCGGCAGACCTGTTTCCACCAGCCGTACCCGGCCTGGTCCAGCTCGTCCCATTTCTTTTGCACCACCTTATTCAGGACATTGGCAACCAGCCCTGAAAAGTCGGTGGTTGTAGCCAGGCGCATTTCGTCGGGGTGATATCCACCCCTGAGCTCATAGTCACCGGTGAGCAGGAAGTACAGTTCACGGATGCCGGTCAGCCTGGCTGGTTTGACGTCCTTCAATTCGGCGGGTCTTTCCACACCGAACAGGTCATGAGCCGCGACCACGATCTGATCATCGGTTGTGACCATCCCGCCCACACGGGCGGGACCCCGGATGAGCGAAGCCTCGCTGAGCTCAGCGATCTCTTTCCGCTTGTCTTCAATGGCCTTCTCGAGCTCTTCCGGTTCGAACGTCCGTCCCTCGAAGTGAGCCCGAATGACGCGCTGGGATGGACCCGGCAGCTTGCTGTTCGTCAGCGAAGCATTCAGCACAGCCTTGCACATGCTCAGCATGAGGGCGGTGGTATCGGGCGGTGGAAGTTCCGCCCCATCGCGGCCGGGCTCGATATCTTCTTCGAATTCGAGCTCCTCTACCGCGGCTTCGGTCTTTTTCTTCATGGTTCCTCCAATCGACGCGGATAAGAATTTCCCGCCGCGTGCGGGGTTAACGACAACATCAACCGACTTGATACTGTCGATACGAACGACGTGTTTCTTCTCGACCTTCGCCTGCAGGACGCAGGAGAATCCGATTGCCTTCATCACGTCCGGGTCGTCCTTTGCGGCATCCCGTATAGCCATAAGGACGTCCGCCGAAGGTCCGGAAGGACGCAGACCTAGCTGAATCCCCTGCTCCAATTCATTCCAGGCGGGGGAGTGCAGCGTTCCGCACAGGTCCCTGACCGAGGCGGAATGAAACATTGTCCTCGGGTGATCAACGAACACCGGTGCACCCTCGAAGAGGGGCATTGTGTTTTTCAACAGATCCGCGCTGAAATGCAGATCCCAGCCTTTAGCGACACCGGCAGAGATGGCCAGAATTTCAAAGCCGGCCTCTGAGGGTTTAGCGTTCAATTCCATGCGGAAGTATCTATTCATTGAGAAGCCTTTCATGTGCAAGGAGATTGCCCCGCTGCGCGGGATCTTCGACTTCGTCACTTACCCCCGGAGCAATCGCCGGGGCAGGCGAACGCTCCTCGCAATGACATATTGTGGTCTATTCATTTTCTTCTCCTGGGTCATTCACGACCTTGCTTTCATCCGGTGGTTGAACAGGGCGACGGATGCCCTCCGGCGCTTTGAGCTCGTAATTCTCCCCCGCCATGCGATAGACCAGGCGCAGGAACTCCTGCGACGCGATCAGCTTGCGGTCATAGAGATCAGCCAGCGGCGGCCAGATTCGATTCACCGCCAATGACAGCAAGGAATTATCCCGCTCGGTGATATCGGGTCGACCGATATCAATCAAGGCGTTTGGATTAACCCCGCGCCGAATCCGCTTGCGCACAGCAAGTGCGACACGCGCCAACCCTGCGAGCATGTCACAGAACTCGGTCTGCATCTGCTCCAGGTCTCGGAAGGTGGCAGTCCCTGCCGCCTCTGCAGTTGTGCGCGTGGTGCTCTCGGGTTCGGCGAGGTAGTGCATGGGAAATGGAGTGCCGGCCGCGATCATCTTCTTCAAGTCCATGCCATCGAAATGGGCATCATGGCTTTCAAGATGGGGAGCTGGAGCCTGCAGATCTTCGGCCTCATCGAGCAACAAGAACGAACCCGGCGCCGGTGGGTTGGCGTTCAATTCGGCTTGGCGCTGTTGCTTTTCAGCTTTGGATTGCCATTTCTTTTTGAGCGCCCATACAAATGTATT